GAGGGAAGCAGAACCCATTACCCATTGCACAGAACTTCTCATACCGCCTAGCGAGATCATCGCCGGGAAGTTTATAAGATGGGGTCCTGATACAATTTAAGAACTCGAACCAATCCGGAGGAAGCAGTAGTTTTGCTACTGCCACCGAGATTGTATCACTGGCAGCTGCCAGGTCGAGCGTCAAAAGGTCAGCACCATCACAGTGCGAACCAAGTAATGCCAGGGGACCATTTACACGGTCCTGAGCGGTGTGAATATCGATCCCACATTTGTCTTTGAGGACAGACATGAGATAGTCACCCGCCCCGAGCTGAACAAAGGTGTTCAGTACGGGCTGGATGCCAACACTACGATGAGTGTCAGCGGTCTTAGGCACATATGTTATTAGATCCGCGTCCGATTCCGACAAACGTGCAAGGAAAGAAGTGCGGAATTTCTCCTGCACCCTACTCTGCGACGGCGAAGAAAATACGCCGTGTTTGTGATGGTAAGCGTATGGATCAGCCCAGAGTTGTTTCGACTCTGTGGGGTCAAGCCCCAAGGCAATCCAAAACGCAGGCACGCGCGCGCAAGCGGCGAGTGCAAAAGGACGACAGCAACGAGAGACAGTCCATTTTTCTGTGGACATTTTCTTAAGGAAGTGGGTTGTATCACCACGTACTCCATCGTTGCTCCCATTACCAAAGCGCGCACCGTCGAGAATCCTATTTACCGGAGGTTTATTTCCGAGGACCCTCTTGAGGTGTTTTTTGGCCTTCAGGATGAGTGATACAACAAATTCATCTTCAGGGTCGACACTCAGACCACTATTTTGCTCACCATTAAGGTAGGCATTTAGCGGCCGCAGCACCGTGTTAAACTCAGCACAACGTTCCTCCGCGAGGAGGTAGCGGCGCAGAGCTTCAGCGTCCGGATCAAGAGATTCATCGATCCAGGGCACCTTTTTAACCAAAGCGCTTATCTGAGCTGCAAGGCGAAATGTCTTCGCATCACCATACTGCTGTTCGGTGATCAGCTTTGAAACTGCAACAGCGTCTGCAAATCTCCCATCTAATAGTGCCGTTTCCAACGACATCATAAGAAGGTGGGTTTGATCTGGGACACCATCACAGCGGTATAGGGAAAACCAGAGGTCAGTAATCGCCGCTAGGTGCAGGCGGCGGAACATTGTAAAGCTGACGTCCTTGCGACGTTGCGATACGGAGGCATTCATTGCGATTGTTCTCCTGATTGACGAGTAAGCCGGTCCCAGCTATCATTATAATAACAAAGACCAACGTTGCGAACGCCTTCACCCTTATGAGGTGTAGATGTCCAGGGCCGTAAAGAGGTCTTTGATCTCTTGCAGGTCCAACGAATCGGCTGTATCATCAAGCACAGCGAGGATGTCCACATTGGACGCCCCTACTGGTACCGAGCCACTGACCTCGATAATCATGTCTTTCTTCGTACCATCAGACAGTGTCAGA